GAAGCCCCCCCCCCCCGCCCGCCCGAACCGCGCCCCGCACCCCCGCCCCTGCGGCGGGAGACCACCCAACGGCGGCGCCTTACGGATTCCACTCACGAGGCGGACCGTGTACGACAGACCGAACACCGAATCCAGGCCGACACGATCCTCGGCGGCGGTCATGCCAGGCAGCAGCTTCGGACGGAAGGAAATACCTCCCGGCAGGAAGCCGCCGAAACAGATCTCACGACGGCCCAGCGTCGCGGCCTTACCTGGTGGCAGCATGCCCTGTGCATTGCCGGACTGCTGGTCGTGGCTTATGGCACTTACAGATTATTCAAACACCGTTAAAACAACAATTGAATGGCAAAAAACAATCATACCGCAAAAACCGCCGGGAAAGCTCCGAAAACGGCCGGAGCCTCCGTCCAGACCGCGGACGTGTCTATGCAGGTAGGGAACGAATCGCCCGATCTCCAGCCGGCTCCCGACACGGAACCCGCCGCCGGGAAGGAGGCGGAACCGACGCCGTCGGTCCCCGAAGCTCCGGACACGACACCCGGTCTCCGGCCGGACTCCGCATCCGATGATGAGAGCGGCACGGCGGATCGGCAGACCGATGACACCCCGGCAACGGCCGGGGAGGACGAGCGGCCACTTTCTGCGGTAACGGCATTCGCCGACACCCCGGAGGAACTGGCGGCCCGCCCAGGCTACCGAGGCGGCGGCCCGTGAGTCGGCAGACCGTGCAACCACGGAATCGGGAGTCGGGAGCCGTCTGAAGGCCGAGGCCGGGCGAATCCTGGCCGCATACCCGGATGCCCCTGTCGTCTACATGACCTCCAACGGGTTCGGGTTCTTCAGGGAATCCGAGGCCCGCAACCATGCGGCCACGCTCCGCGACAAGGCAGTAATCACCGTAAAACGCAAATAAATGTTACCGAGAGTACGAATCAACTACGCCAACGGCACATTGGGACAGGTGGCCGCGATGGCGGACGGCTGCCTCGGCATGATGGCGCTGGGTGCGAAGGAAGTGACGGGCGACGACAAGTTCAAGCTGGGCAAGGCGTATACGCTGCGCAAGCTCGCCGACCTGGAGGCGCTGGGCGTCACGTCGGAGAACAACCCGAACCTCTACCGCAACGTCAAGGAGTTCTACGCCGAGGCGGGCGACGGAACGGAGCTCTGGCTGACGGGCTATGCCGAGAGCGAGACCTTCGCCAACGCATTCGACAAGGACAACGCCGCCGGAGCCGTGGCCCTGCTCAAGGCGTCGAACGGCAAAATCCGCGGTCTGGTCGCTTTCAAGACTCCGGCCGAAGCCTACGAACTGACGACCACCGAGGGTCTCGACGCCGACGTGTTCGCCGCGCTGCCGAAAGCCCAGCAGTTGGGCGACTGGGCCACGGACACGCTGCGTGCGCCAATCTTCTCGCTGGTCGAGGGCTACGGCTATGCCGGGGACCCCGCGGCGCTGAAGGACCTTACCGAAACGGAGTACAACCGCGCGGGCGTGGTGCTCGGCGACACCGCGGCCTCGTCGAAGAACGCCGCGATGGGTGTCGTCGCCGGGCGCATCGCCGCCTCGGCCGTCCAGCGGAAAATCAGCCGCGTGCGCGACGGTGCGCTCCAGCCGCTGACCTTCTACGTGGGGGCCGAGCCCGCCGAACTGGCCGACCTGGAGACGATCAACGACAAGGGCTATATCACCTTCCGCACGTTCGTCGGCAAGGCCGGGTATTTCATCACCGACGACAACCTGGCCACGACGCCCGAGGACGACTACCGCGCGCTGACCAACCGCCGTGTCATCGACAAGGCGTACCGCATCGCCTACGCGCAGCTGGTCGAGTGGCTCAACGACGAGGTTCCGGTCTCGAAGTCCGGCACTCTGGTTCCCGCCTGGTGCTCGACCGTCGAAGCCGACGTCGAGCAGGCCATCGAGACGCAGATGACCGCACAGGGCAACTTGGGCAACGATCAGTCGGATTCGTCCGATACGGGCGTGGAGTGCAAGATCGACTACGACCAGAACATTCTGGCCACTTCGCAGGTAAAGATCGGGCTGCGCGTCAAGCCCAACGGATATGCAAAGTATATCGACGTGGAGCTTGGGTTCAAAACCGCATAAAATGACAGGACAATGATCAATGGCAAAGAATACGGCTGGGAGGATATCACCGCCTACATGGGCGGCCGTGACGTGATGGGCTTCCGCTCGATCAAGTACACGACCAAGAAGGAGAAAGAGGCGCTTTATGGCAAAGGGAACAAAGCGCTGGCTATTCAGAGCGGGAATATCTCGAACGACGGAGAAATCGGACTCACGCAATCCGAAGTCGAGGCGCTGGAGATTGCATCGGGCGGCTCGTTGCTCGACATTCAGCTCGACATAGTGGTTTCCTACGGCGACCCGGAGAAGGGCGACCTCCCGACGATCCACAAGCTACGAGGCGTACAGTTCACGGAGGATCCGCGCGAAACCAACCAGGGCGATAAGTTCCAGGACCTCAAGCTGCCTTTCCTCTTCTTACGGAGAGAGTAGACGAAGACGAACAACGATCCGGCTCCGGCCGGGCAAAACAACGAAAAAATCGAAATGGAGAACAAACAAACCCTTATCGGCGAAGTTACAGCCGACCAAATCAACGCTTGGAAAGAACAGCACGGCGAGGTATTCGCCATCAAGGTAAACGGCCACGTGTGCTACCTGCGCAAACCCACGCGCCGCGAACTCTCGTTCGCAACGACGGCAGGCAAGAACGATCCGCTGAAGTTCAACGAAACCCTGCTGCGCGGGTGCTGGCTGGGCGGTAGCGAGGCAATCCGCCGCGACGATGACAAGTTCATGGGCGCGTCGGGAGTGCTCGACAAGATCGTACCCTACGCGGAGGCCGAGCTGGAAAAGCTTTAAAGGCTACCGAGGTCGATCCTGCGGAGGGCCACGACTGGATCCGGAAACTGGATACCCAGCTGCGCTATTACCTCCATATCGACCCCGATAGCCTCACCGACTGGGAATGGGCCATGCGTGTGAATGAACTGATGTGGATACGCGAGCAGGAGGCGGAAGCCGCACGGCAGCAATAGCAGGCCCGGAATCACAAGGTTCGGACTGTCGGGAGATTTACTTCCGTGCGAAGGACAACACCGAGGGCCGCGCCGGCATCGTCCGCGGGTCACTTTCCGCAAGTCGCGCCGTTGTCACGCACGGGGGAAAGAACCCCGCGATCCGGACCTTTTCTAATTTTCCATATAGAGAATGAAGGCGAGCAGCAGGTAGAGCAGCGACCAGCCGATGACGATGCACCGCGCCTGCCACGGATGCGTTTCACGGTTTTTATACGCTACGGCAAAGGGCATCGCAGGCAGGCAGAGCAACACGCCGAGCGCTTTCGGGATACACGGCAGCACGGCCCGCGCAGCCTTCAACACATAGAAAACCACGGCGACGACGAACCAAATACCTATAAGTCCTGCTACCATACGCAGCGAAGATACGAAAAAACGGACACAATGGCAAATGTTGTCGAATATACGCTCTCTCTGAACGACCGGATCACGGGGAAGTTGAATAAGATCAACATCACCAACAACCGGGCGTTGGAAGTCTGGGCGAAGGTCGAGCAGCGGGTGAACAGTGCGAGCAACACCATGCAGAAATGCGGTGTCACGCTGGGCAGTCTCCGCGAGCGTGTCGATGCGCTACGTGCCGAGCGCGAGTGGATTCCGGCCAGTAACATCAACGCCATACGTCGTACCAACATCGAGGTCAAGGCCCTCGAACGACAGATCCGCCAGCTCGAACGGGTGAACGGCGGCAAGATCAAGACCATGCTGTCGGATGCCTTCAACAGCATCCCGTTCGCCAATACGCTGACCAATCCAATCGTCATGGCGGGCATGGCGGGATTTAAGGCGCTGCAAACAGGTTTCGAACGGGAAAAGGTGCAGGTCGCCTTCGACGTGCTGCTGCGCGGTGACACGAAAGCATCGGAAGCGCTGCGGGAGGAGATTCGCCAATACGGGATGGTAACACCCTACATGACAGCCGAGTTGCAGGATGCCGCGAAAATGATGCTTTCATTCGGCATCGCGCAGGATCGGATCATGCCCAACATCAAGGCGCTGGGCGATATCGCAATGGGTGACCGGAACAAATTGAACTCATTGACGCTGGCCTTCTCGCAGATGACCGCGTCGGGACGGCTGATGGGGCAGGATCTGCTGCAGATGATCAATGCCGGATTCAATCCGCTGTCGGAAATTTCCCGCAAGACAGGAAAATCCATCGGCGTGTTGAAAGAGGAGATGGAGAAAGGCAAGATCTCGGCCGAGATGGTGACACAAGCATTCTATTCGGCGACGCAGGCCGGGGGCCAGTTCCACGGCATGACCGAAAAGATGGGACAGACGGCCGCGGGCAAGTGGTCCACGCTTCTCGGACTGGCGGGCGACCTGCTGTTCCGCCTCTACGGGATCATCGAGCCGTTGGTGATTCCCGCCATGACCGCGCTGGAGTGGATCGTCGGACTTGCTGGAAAAGGCATCGACGCCTTGGGGGCAGCTATCGGATGGGTCTCGGAGTTCATGCAGCGGCACGCGACGGTCGTTGCGGTATTGGGCACAGCGCTCGGCATACTGGCGACGTCCATGTTCCTCGTTACGCTCCAGTCCAAGGCGATGGCCGCCTGGGCGGGGATCGTCACCACGGCGAAATGGGCATGGGCCGCAGCGCAGAACGGGTTGAACCTTGCCCTGCTGGCGTGTCCCGTGACGTGGATCATCGCCGCGGTCATCGGACTGATCGCCGTAATCGGCTATGTCTGCTACAAGGTGCAGGGCTGGGGTACGCTGTGGGACGGCACGGTTGGATTCATGAAACATTCGTTCCTGGGATTCGTGGAGAGCGTGAAGCTCTATTTCAGCACGATGATAAACGGCCTTATGATCGGCCTGGACAAGATCAAACTCGGATGGTACAAGTTCAAGGAGGCCGTGGGGCTGGGCGACAGCGCCGAGAACCAGGCCGCCATCGCCCGGATCAACGCCGATATCGAGAACCGCCAGCAGGCGATCATCGAAGGGGCGAAACGGGTCGCAGACCATGCGGCCAAAGCCAGGGCGTCGCTCGACGGCATCCGCCTTCGGTGGGATTCCGAACGGTCGCTGGGCGACGTCGCCGCGAAATTGAAAACCTCGCTGGGGATCGCGTCGCCCTCCCTGCCTGGCATGGGAGGCGAGCTGGCAGCGAATACCCCGGGCAGTGGCAACGGAACCTCCGGCAGTACGGCCGGGGCGGGAGCCGTTTCGGCCATCGCCACGGGCGGCAAACGATCCACGACGATCAACATTTCACTCGGGGCGCTGGTCGATAAGCTGGTTTTCGAGGGCGGCTACGAGGGTTCGCGCGACGACATGCAGCGCGATCTGGAGAACAGACTGATTCAGGTATTGCAAATGGCCGCAACGGCACAATAGGATGGGCAAGGTATTTTTCAACATTGGGAAAGCGACCCCTGACGTCATCGTTTCATCGGATGGCTTGCGCGATCCGCTCCGCATCCGCACGACGCAGGCCCTCGGCGGCTTCGGAGCTCTGCCTCCGTATTTCCTACTCAGGGACACGGACGGGGTGCGGACGGCCGATGCGGACGAAATCCGGTCGGAAATGACAACCGTCGGAACGATAAAATCCGTCATGCCGTTGCGGCTCAAGCGTTCGACTGACGGGATTCTGAACTGGTTCACTTTCCCGCTTGAACCCCTGGTGTCGATCAGCGGCAAGAACGAAATCATCCGACGAACTCCTGCCAAAGGCAAAGGAACGGGAACGGTCAAAGAGCGATGGAGCCAGGGCGACTACGAAATTTCGATCCAAGGCATATTTATCGCCGCGGAAAACGAATATCCGAAAGAGAGCGTCCAGCAGTTGCGTAATCTGTTCGATACTGCCAGTCACCTCGACGTGGAGCATGATATTCTGCTGCTGTTCGGTATTACGCGTCTGGCCATAGAGAGTGTCAGCTTTCCGCACACAAAAGGCCTGCAAAACCAGAACTACGAGATCAAAGCATACAGCGACAATCCGGTTTCGCTTTTTATTCCGGTTTAACGGCGTTCGAAATGTATTCGATGAACTTTGACATAACGATCGGGAAGTATCGGCTGGCGGCGCTCGAAAAGGTTGCGATCAAATGCAGCGTCGAAAACCTGGCTGATACGGCCGATATTACGCTGCCGGGGACGCTTTTCAACCGGGCATTGAAGGTCGAACAGAAAATCGCCGAAGGAGATGCTGTTCGGATCCGCCTGGGATATGATCGGATATTGCGCGATGAATTTTCCGGGTATGTCTCCGAAATCGCTACTGATAACGACTCCGTGCGTATTCATTGCGAAGATGAACTCTACAAATTCCGCAAAGACCTCAAGGACCGTGTCCTGAAAAGCGTAACGGTGAAAACGTTATTGACCTCGGTCGCCGAAGAGGTCGGAAAATATGAAGTGGCATGCGATTACGATTTCACGTATGATAACTTCACCATCCATGCAGCGACGGGGTACGACGTGCTGCGCAAGGTGCAGAGTGAAACGAAGGCCAACATCTACCTGCGCGGAAAAACCCTGCACGTCCATCCGCAATACGCCCAGATCGGAGAGAAGGTCATTTACGACTTCGCCGTGAACATCGAGAAGTCCGACCTCAAGTACCGGGACGCCTCGAAGCGGAAGTTTCTGGCTGTCGTCGAGGGAACCGATGCCAAAGGCAAGACGATCCGTATCGAACGCGGTACGACGGGCGGCGACAAGTTTACACTCAAATTGCCGGGTGTTTCGGATCGGAAATCGCTCGAACAACGGGCCGACGAAGAGCTGAAGGTGCGGGCCTATACCGGCTACGAGGGCTCGTTCACCGGATGGCTCGAACCCTATGTCGAGCCGACATGGCTGGCCGAGATCCGCGACACGGAGTACGAATACAAGAACGGAAGCTATTACGTGTTGGGCGTCGAAACGACTTTTTGCGACAAAGGTGCGAGCCGGGTCGTCACCATCGGAAAACGCATAGAAAACAATGGATAACGCCTCGAAGATAAAACAGCTTTTGCAGCAGATTACGGGCACGGAACAGTCCGTATTCCTGTTTCGCCCGATGGAGGTCGTCTCCGTCGAGGGTGACACCTGTCGGGCGCGGTATAACGAACTGGAGATTCCGGGCATCCGTCTGGCAGCCATCGAAGGCGGAGCGGACGGCGGCCTGCTGTTGAAACCTGCAACGGGAAGTATTGTTCTGGTAGCCGACCTTTCGTGCGGCGAGCTGCGCGAATGCTCCGTGATCGGTTATTCAGAGATCGAAGCGCTGACCTACCGTCACGGCGATACGACCGTCACAATGAACGGGAGCAATGTTTCGGCTACGGTCGGTCGGATGCAGTTGAAGGTTACGGCTGACGGTGTGGAAATCAACGGCGGGAAGCAGGGCGGCCTGGTATTGGCCGCTGCGTTGCGCCGTTCGCTGGAAAGCGTTCAGCGCTACTGCGAAACGATGCGGACGGCCGTCGCTGCCGGACTGACAGGAGTAGGCATTGGAGCTGCGGCCAACGGAGGAACGGGAGCAGGGATTTTCTCCGAACAAATGGCGGCCGCAACCATCTCTCTCGAAGATTTGGAGGATAAAAAAGCAACACACTGATAATGGCTAAGAATATCGGCATACTGATCGATCCCGAGACAGGAGATCTGCAAATCGATCCTCGGCGTAACGACCAAAACGTCTATGTGCAGGGCCTGCAGGTCGGAGAGGTGACGATTCAGAACCAAGCTGCGATTCTTCAGGCAATGAAGGGAGAATTGAAAGAATATCCGACCCTCGGGGTCGGGATCACGAACATCGCCAATGACCACGAAACGACTGGATGGGCACGCGAGATTACGGCTCAACTGAAGGCCGACGGTATGCGGGTGAACGATGTAGAAGTCGATATAACGAACAATAAACTGACCGTCGATGCAGACTACGACACGAAATAACCAGACTCTGCTGGATATCGCAGTTCAGGAATGCGGGACTGTCGAGGCCGCGTTCGAAATTGCCGAACGTAACGGTCTTGCGCTGACCGACGAACTGAACACGGGGCAGAAACTCGATATCGTCATGACGACAACCAGAGAGGAGTCTGTCGTGCAGGAACTGGCGGCCGATAGAATAAAACCAGCTACCGCACCTTCGGCCGAGGAGACGGAAATGGTTCCTTACGGCGGTATCGGGTTTATGGGTATCGAAATAGACTTTGTGGTACGATGAGAACGATCGAGGAAATCAAGGAAACGATCTGCGCGGATTTCATGCGTAACGAATCCGTTGCGGAGTTGTTCGGATTTACGCCGGGCGACAGCTTCACGTCGCATTTCAGCAAGGTATCCGTCATCGGGATTCTGTTCTACATTTTCGCCGTTGCGGCGTGGGCGCTGGAGAAACTCTTCGACACGTACAAGGGCGAGGTGGACACACGCATCGAGGAGATCATCCCGCACCGTCCGCGGTGGTACCGCGACAAGGTGCTTGCGTTCATGAAGGGCAAGACGCTGATCGCGGACACGGACCGCTACGACACTGAGGGGATGACCGAGGACGCCATCGCGGCGGCACGGGTGGTCAAGCACGCCGTGGCGGTCGAGAACCGGGACGCTTCGCTCCTGACGATCAAGGTCGCGGGCGAGAAGGACGGCAAGCGGTGCAGGCTCGACGCCGAGACCGAGGCGCAGCTTGCGGCCTACATCGCCGAGATCAAGGACGCGGGCGTGCGCACGGCGCTGGTGAACATCGACCCCGACCGCTTCAACTGCGAGGCGGACGTGTACTACGACCCGATGCTCGTGGCCGAAACGGTCGAGAGCGCCTGTCGGGAGGCTGTCCGCAACTACATCGAGAACCTGCCCTTCAATGGCGAATATACCAACATGGCGCTCGTCGATGCGCTCCAGACGCTCGACGGCGTGCGGATCGTGGAGTTCCGCGGGGCGACGACCGTCGCGGCAGGCGAGGAGGTGCTGGTTACGATCGACGCGCGGTGCATCCCGGCCGCGGGCTATTTCGAGATGGGCGACGTCGTACTCAATATGAAGGCATACAATGGATAAGTACGACGTGAACTTCAAGCGCCTGGCGCTCCTGCTGCTGCCGACCTTCTGGCGGCGGCCACTCTTCGCCGCGATGGCCTACGCCGCCGTGTCGCCCCTGCAATACCTGCACACGCGGTTCATCCTCTGGAAGCGCGAGAGCGACTACCGCCTCGAACACAACGGCCAGGTGTGCTACCTGCGGGCGCTGCTGAACGACAAGTTCGATCCCATCGACCGAAGGATCACAATCACCGAAACGGTCGAAAACGTGGGCTTCATCACCCTGCACAAACGCGAGGAGGACGCCGAGGTGCTGGTCCCGCGCCGCGGATCGGGCCGGATCCTGATTCTCAACCGCCGCGGCTACGGCGGGGTGAGCGGCTACGACTTCTGGGTGAATATCCCGCTGGCGCTCTACGACAAGCTGGACATCACGCAGGTCCGGGCCGTGGTGGATGCGTACAAGCTGGCTTCGAAACGATTCTCCATAAACTACATTTGACGATGAAACAGATACAGGGCAGGTTCCTCCTGCAATCGAACAAAGACTTTCCGGCCGACTGCGAGATGCTCGACTATATGCAGACCAACGCGCACGTGGTGTCGATCATCGGCAACCTGGCGGGCGACAAGGCGATCCTGCTGGGATGCGCACTCACGGGCGGCGGCACGCAGCGGAACGAGGGCTACGTGTTCCTGCGCACGAAGGAACACCCCGAGGGGGAGGTGCTCTACTGGGAGGGCGGCTCCATTTCGGGCGGTATGTACCTCAAACAAGCCGCGATCCCGGTACAGGCCCAGGGATACGAATATCCGCAGGCCTACGTCGAGCGGTCGCTGGCTCCGGGCGTCGGCGAGGAGAACTACAAATGGGAGGACTTCCGCGAGGCGCAGTCGCTGCCCGAACTCGAAGCGCAGATCGTGGCGTTGCAGACCGCCCTGGCCAAGATTCAGCGCACACCGCTGGGCATGGTCGAAATCTGGGCAGGATCCCGTATCCCCGACGGCTACGCCCTTTGCGAAGGGCAGCAGCTCAAGCAGTCGGAGTACCCCGAACTCTACAAGGCCATCGGCAGCACCTACAACAATGCCTACGACTGCAACGGCCGGAAGCTCTCGACCACGAGCGGCTATTTCCGCCTGCCCGACCTGCGCGGCCGCTTCGTGGTGGGCTACAACGTCAGCGATGCCGACTACGGCAGCTACGGCAAGGTGGGCGGCGAGAAGAAACACACGCTCACCGTCGATGAGATGCCCTCGCACGCACACGGGGAGAATCTTTGGACCGGAGGTAACGGCAGCTGGCGCAGCGGCGGCAACAACTCCTATCCCGAGGCCGTGTCGTGGCATGACCGCACGACGCCCTTCGGAACGACGGACCGCACGGGCGGCGGCAGCTCGCACGAGAACCGACCGCCCTATTACACGCTGGCCTATGTCATGCGGACGAAGTAAAATTCTTATCACGCGATTACAGAATGGCAATCAGAGTACGTGCGCAGCTGCGCAAATGGTTCGGCCGGGGAATGTACCCAACGGCCGAGCAGTTCTCGGACCTCTTCGACAGCTTCTTCCATAAGACCGAGGACAAAATCCCGATGAGCGGGGTCGAGGGGCTTACCGACCAGCTCAACGGGAAATACAATACGGCCGAAGGGCGGGAGCTGGAGAAGAAAGTGCAGAAAGTAACCGACGACCTCTCCGTCCATGTAGCCTCCTCCGAGAAGGCGTTCAATGAGGTCCAAAATGACATCGAGGCGCTCGACGGCAGACTCGACGACGAGATCGAACGTGCCAAAGGTGAAGAGGCCGCGATCCGCAGGGAGCTGGCCGCGGGCGATGCCGCGACACTCTCCTCGGCCAAATCCTATACCGACACATCTGTCGCAGCGGAAGCCGAGGAGCGGACACAAGGCGACGCCGCGACCCTTTCTTCGGCCAAGACCTATACCGATACCGCCGTGGCGGACGAGGCCCAGAAGCGCGGGCAGGGCGATGCCGCGACCCTTCGAGCAGCCAATGAACACACCGATGCGGCCGTCGCTGAGGAGGCCTCCGCCCGCGAGAGCGGCGACCGCGCGACGCTCCAGTCGGCCAAAGATTATGTGGACAAGGCCATCGCCGAACTGGTCGATGGCAGCCCTGCGGCGCTCGACACGCTCAAGGAGCTGTCGGCCGCCCTGGGCAACGATCCGAATTTCGCTACGACCGTTGCCACGCAGATCGGCCAGAAGGTCGATAAGGTTGCGGGCAAGGGCCTTTCTACCGAAGACTACACCTCGGAGGAGAAGGCGAAACTCGCGGGTGTGGCCGCCGGAGCGAACAACTACCAGCACCCGGCCACACATCCGGCGACGATGATCGAACAGGATGCCTCGCACCGTTTCGTGACCGATACGGAGAAAACGACCTGGAACGGTAAGGCATCGACGGCCGTCGTCACCCAATCGGCCAACGGTCTGATGTCGGCGGCCGACAAGAAGAAACTCGACGGCGTGGCTGCCGGGGCGAACAACTACCAGCATCCGGCCACGCATCCCGCTTCGGTAATCGTACAGGATTCGACGCACCGCTTCGTGACCGACACGGAGAAAACGACCTGGAACGGTAAGGCATCGACGGCCGTCGCCACCCAATCGGCCAACGGGCTGATGTCGGCGGCTGACAAGAAGAAGCTTGACGGAATTACTGATGATATACTCTCCTTACCGGGTGAAGGATACGAAGAGGTAGAAATTGTCGATCAAGTCAGTATGTCTGCATCGGGAGTAATGGTGAAAGTCGTTCCCGGATTTGTCTTGTTCATTATCAAAAGCGTCCAATTTGGAGGACTCAAAACTGCCAAATTCACGCTTCCCGGTTTTATCATCGGGTCCGTACTCACACCGGCTGCTTTTCGCGCTCCCGGAGGAACATGCACAACGATATACATATCTACAGCTACCGACAAGACTAATAAATGTTCGAATATTATGTTTTCAGGGGTAGATAATGCAGGAGAAGTTACGGCACCTCTGACATTCGCCATACAAGCTACGTCTTTTTCACGAGAATAAGCGACAAAGGAATACGATAACTTGATTTCAGATATGAGTAAAACCATTCAGAGCCGGATTCAGCATCCGGTATATACCGCAGCGGTACTCAAGGCCAAAAACCCCGTCCTGCTGAAAGGAGAGGTCGTCTATGAATCGGACACACGCAAACACAAAGTCGGAGATGGCTCCACCTCATGGAACGCCCTCCCGTATGCCGGAGGGGGGGGGATTTTGAGGGGCCTATTTCGGCCTCGAACGTCACACAGGACGCAAACCACCGTTTCGTGACCGACACGGAGAAAACGACCTGGAACGGTAAGGCATCGACGACTGTCGCCACCCAATCGGCAAACGGACTTATGTCGGCCGCAGACAAAAAGAAGCTCGATGGTGTAGCCACCGGAGCCAACAACTACCAGCATCCGGCCACGCATCCCGCCTCGGTGATCGTACAGGATTCGACGCATCGCTTCGTAACCGACACTGAAAAATCATCGTGGAACAACAAGGCCGCAAGGGATGTAGCGACCCAGATATCCAAAGGGCTGATGTCTGCGCTTGATAAGGAGAAGCTCGACTGTATTTCGGCGCAATGTCTTATATCGACTTCGACGACGACAGTTAGTGGAACTTTGGATTTAAGTTCCAATGTAAGTTACACCAAAGGGAAAGGGTATATTTCGTCGATACGGTTATTGGCTCAATCCGCCACTTCCCTGACTATCGACAGCACGGTTTTGGCAACTGACGATTTGCCCCTGATTGTCGAATTGGTATTGAGATGCAGAGCGGGGCTGGCAAGTAATCTGAACCTTTCTATTTTGTTGGCAGGCGATGCCAGCAACTCGAGTATCACCATTCCGAAAGGTTCAAAACTGATTACTTTGAGCTTTATGATGTTGAACGGCCATACCGATAAATATTCCTGTTATAGAGTTTCCGTAATATGATGAAAATCGTATATAATCGTTTTATTCCGTTCGGCCGCTTCAC